CGATCACGTCGATGGGAGCCAGGCCCTGGTAGTACCAGACGCCGCCCGGCACCACCCAATCGAGGCCGCGCCAGTCGATCGTGAATGGCAAGGCGCGCTCGCTGATTTCCAGGTTGGCCAGCTGCTGCGCGGAATACGCATCCTCAAACGACTTGCTGCGCGACGCCGTGTAATCGCCCGACAGCAGTGCCGTCTGGCTGCGCCCGGTCACCGTCACCGCGGCATCGGCAAACACGCGGTTGCGCTCCCTGCCCTCGATGATGGCCGTCCACACGTAGCTGTTCATGGTGATCTCGACCAGCTTGGGCCCGTTGCCGTCGGGCTTGAGTAGCGCCAGTTGCGACGGGTCGGCCAGCTCCAGCCGCACCGTCCATGCCCAACTGTCGACCGATGCGTTGAGGTCGACCGACAACACATCAATCGGCGTGCGCTCGGGCAGCCGTACCACTTGCACGTCGTTCATGATGATGTACACCCTGCGGGCCATGGGGATGGGCGGCGGCTCATTTGGGCTGCCGGTCCAGGGGTTGTCGATGGGGGGCGGGTCTGGCCGGCGGTACTGGTCGCCGAGGCCCCACCGGATCACGTAGCGGTTGTCGGCGGTGGCGACCAAGCCCCAGCGGATGATCCAACGCGGTGGATCGGAGCGCTGGACGACAACCGGTGCATCATCGTTGCTCCCGATCATGACTACGTGGATCGGCACCACCGGAGCGGAATACCCGGCAGACAAGGTGACCGCCACCTGATCGCCGCCTGGCGGCGTATAGGAAGCGTTGGGTGGTCGATATAACAAGGCCGGTGGCTTGGCTGCCAACCATGGCGCCATTTCATCGTGGTCTCGCGCGTACACCCTGCGCCAGCCCGAAATCACATCATAAGACGTGATTATATGCGTTTTCTCCCAGCCGCCGCTCAGATGATGATCGGTCGAGAATACGCGCAACCACAAAATGTCGGCGACATTATTTCGTGAACTGGTTCGCGACCACGCTTGTTTTTGCCGTACATCGGCCAGATTCAGTCGCCCCCAGTCCAGCGTCATTGCCACACTTCGGGACGCGCCACGATTCCAATCGACACGGCGTGCAACGTCATGCCCACGTTGCGCTCCCCACCGCGTATCCAGTGGCCGAGCGCCCACCGATCGAGACGCAGCGAAACGCGCAACGACAGATGCATAGGCCGCGGAGGCAATAACCACCCCGGCACCCAACACCACCACAACACTGCCGCCGACGGGTGGAATGTAACCGGAACTCAGGGTTACATTAACGCCGCCGCCAACGGGTGGGGAATACCCAGACATGCATCTAATCCAACGCTACAGGGTCCACGGGACCATGCGTAACGGGCTGATATCCTGCTGGACCATAGGTCGTCACGCTTACTTGGCCAGCCGGAACATAAATGCGAAACGACCCATCTGACGCCGGCGAACGCTGGGAAATCAGGGCGTGAGTAGACCAGTCATGCGCCGCGACTACATCTGCCGCCACGCCAGTATCAAGTTTGGCGTTACCTGAAACCATACGCTTATCTGCAGCATAGGCAGCATGGTATTTGATGCGTTCGACGTCGAGAGCTGACTGATAATAAGCGCATTCGTCAAGCAAACCTTGCTGTTGCTGCAATCCCGATCGACCCATAATATACAGGGTGGAATTGTCCGTGGGGTTTTTTATATTGGGAAGAACCTTCGACGCGACAAGATTACCGTCCAAATAGATTTCCAACGCAAGCACGCGCCGAATAAAAACCATGTGCCGATAAACGTTATCATTATAAGCATTTCCGACGCCACCAATGGTGATAGCATCGGCAACATTAGATGACTGCCTGAATGTAATCAGGTTCGGGTTATCTGAACCAGTAGCTTGATCATATCCGGCAAATACAGTCGGCCCCGTGAACGGCGAAGCGGAATTAAACAACCCGAACAGCATACCGCCGAATTGCGGGGTGGTGCTCCACCTGGCGATCATCTCAATGGTGAAATCTCCTGTTGGCTTGATCCCGGAGAAATAGGGAACCTCAATTCGTCCGCCCGTGAACTGGATGGCATTGCCCGTCTTGCCGCTCATGCCGGCTTTGGACAACGAATAGTTCGGCTGTAGTTGTCCCGTATGACCGTTACCCGATGAATCGGACACTGACGTGCCCGCTGATTCGTTGCACTCAAAATAGAAGAGCGGGTTGTCCTCCAGAACAACATCACGATAGGTCTTCATTACGCGGAATCCCCGCGCATCTGCAAGCGGAAGGCGTCATCCGTTACCGCTTCGGCGCCTGGCAAAACGGTACGGGCAATCCAAATCGGAGCATTCGGCCCGACGGTGTTGAATCGCAATACGTTGTTGACTCCCCAACCGGTCCCCCACCCTTCCTTGCGCAGCGTGAAATAGGGTGCGCCGGTTACAGGATTGATCGGCGCCAAGTCGGTCGTCGTAAAGAACGTTCCGATCTGCCCCGACGTCTCGCCCACCACGTTCCCGCCGCTCGCGCTGGTGAAAATCAATGCCCATCGTTCCGTCACCGTGTCTGCATTGACGATCTGCAGCGGATACGTCGTCCGGTTGTATTGCGCCGTCGTCCCCGCCCCGCTGATCGCATCGCTCCATGCCCCCTGCCACGTCACCTGGCTGAAAAACACCGGGTTCTGCGCCTGCAGGTCGCCGAACAGCAGCGCGCTGCTGATCTTGGCGCCGCTGGGGTAGTCGCGGCTGAGCGGCGATACCAGGGTGATCTGGCCGCCGAGTTCGACGCTGCTGGCCAGCAGCATGTCCTCGACGGTGTACTGCACGGTGATCGGCGCAGTGAGCCCGCTCACGTCGTAGCCGGTGGCGCCGGTGATGGTGGCGGTGTCCATGTCGACGGTGTACATGCTGATCGGCACGGCGGTGCCGGCGGCGTCGACCAGGGCGGCCTGCGAGATCGGCGCGTCGGGCAGCGTCATGGTGCTGCCGGGGCCGAAGCCGACCGTGAGGTTGGCGACGCGGTCGTCGTGGATCACCACCACGTTGCCGTCGCGAAAGATGGGCACACGGCCGGTGAGCGGCAGTCGCACCGGGTCGATGCCGAGCAGGTCCGCATCCAGAGGCAGCGTGGTCTGCACCACGCAGTTGTATTTGATGGTGCCGGGGTCGACGAAGATCGGCTTCCACACCGTGGTGCCGACGACGTTGTCGACGCTGTACCACGGCTCGTTTTCGTTGCCGGCGGCGGTGACGAAGCTGCCGAAGCGCACCTCCGCCCAACCCATGTCGTTGTTGACGGTGCCGCCGATGAAGGTGCCGGTGATGCTGCCGTTGCTGCTGCTGGTGGCGGTGATCGTCTCGCCGGTGTCCACGCGGATGGCCTGCACGTAGAACGACGCGGGGCGCAGCGGCGCGCCAGGCGTGCGGAACACGGCATAGCTGGTGGGCATGGCGCCGTAGCGCGTCACCAGCGCCACCAGGCTCACGGCGCCGCCGGTGCTGGTGCCGTAGTTGTTGAGCACCACTTCGCCGGTCTGGTAGTTGATAGTGCCGGCCTGCGTGCCGCTGCCGTTGCTGGCGTCCATGTCGCGGAAGATGCTGCCTTGCCGGTCGATGTAGGTTTTGCCGCCCCAGGTGAACCACACGCTGCCGGGCAGGATCGGGTCGATCACGGTGCGGGTGAGCAGGAAGCCAACGCCGGGGTAGTCGATGGCCTCCGCCTGCGCGGTTTCCGTGCCGGCGTTGCGACGTGCGTTGTACTGCACCAGCGGCGAGGGCACGAAGGTCGGCACGCCGCCGCCGAGTTGCCATTCGCCGGTGAAGTACGGATCCGCGACGGGGTCGAGGCTGGGCACCTTGAACATGCCGGTGCCGACGAATTCGCGCTGGGCCAGGCTGCCGGGCTGGATGATGACGTGGCCGGTGGTGTAGTCGATGCTGCCGCTGGCCACCGCCACGATCGGCAGGTTGCCGGTGGCGCCACCGACGCGCTTGTACTTCGGCGCCAGTTCGGTGGCGGAGACGATGGCGCCGTCGCCGTCATCCTTCCACCACATGGTGGGTTGGCTGGCGCCGAACACGCCCACCACGCTGCCAGAGACCGCGCCGGGCTGCAGCGGCAGCACATTGGACGGCAGGTCGAAGGTGATGGTGCCGGCGCTGTAGGCGCCGACCACGGACGATTTGGCGCCCTCCGCCTGCGTGTAATCCACCTGGATTTTCGCGTTGGAATCCGGGAACGCGCCGCTGGCCGGCTTGATGATGATGGTGCCGTCCAGGTACACCACGGTGCCGGTGGCATCACCGGTGACCACGCCGGCGCTGTCGGCCGTGGCGGACTTGCTCACGCCGCCGCTGAGCCAGCTGAGCGCCAGCGTGCCCGGCTTGATCGGCCAGTGGCTGACCTGGAACATCAGCGTGGGGTCGGTGACGGTCAAGTCGCCGGCGTGCTGCTCGTAGCTGGTCGGGTCGCCCCACGCATAGACGATCTTGCTGCCGACGTCCGGGATGGCGCCCAGCGTCATGGTCACGTCGCCGGTGGTGTAGTCGACCGTGCCGCCGCCGGCGGCCAGCGAATCGCCCGCCACGGTGCCGTCGCGCGCCGCGTCGGTGAGCGTGTACCACTTGCCGAGGTAGCGGAACGACACGTTCAGCGTGCCCGGGCTGGGGATGCTGGGCAGCGTAACCACGTACACCGTGCCCTGGCTGGCCAGGGTGACGCCGACGGAGTAGCTCTTGCTGGTGGCGCTGGCCGTGGCCGCCGGGATATAGGTGCCGCCGGTAATGCTGGGCCCGCTCAGGCGGCCGGACTCGTAATCCACGGCGCCGATGGTGCTGGTGCCCACCTTCATGTTGCCGGCGCCGTCATCCTTGGCGGTGCCGCTGCTGGTGCTGGCCTGCAGGCTGCCGGGGAACACGCCGCGGTATTGGTAGCGCGGCGAGGCGCCCGTGGTGAGCGCCTGGGCGATGCTGGCGGCGATGTAGCTGAGCGCCAGTCCAGGCGTGGCACCGGCCACCGCGACCTCCCGCGTGGTGCTGGGCACCAGCTGTGCGGTGATGCTCTCCACCGTCACCTGCAGGTCGCTGGCGGCGGCGGGCGCCGTGAGCTTGCTCACGCCGAAGTAGCTGCTGGCGTCGGCCACGGTCACCGTGCGGATGCGCGTGGGCGGCGCCACGTTGCTCAGGCGGCTCGCCTCGGCGCCGATGTAGGTTTGCCGCAGCGCGCTGGTAAGGCTGAGGGTGATCACCTTGCGGGTGTAGTCGCCCTGGCTGTCGGTGAAGTTGCGGGTTTCCGCCTTGATGTCGCTGATGCGCACGTATTGCTGCGAGGTCACCACCGCACCGCTTTCCACGCTGATGACAAGCACGTCGCCCACTTCCGGCAGGGCATCCTCCACGCGGCCCAGCAGGGTGATGGCCTTGGCGCCTTGCGGCTGGTTGCCGAAGACGTAGTAGGCGCTGAGCGGGCCGGCGGTGAGGTAGCTCTCGATGCGGTCCTGCGCATTGGTGCGCACGTCGGTCGGGCTGCCGGTGGTGAACATGGTCACCGCGACTTTGTCGTCGCTGGGCGGGTCGGTGACGATCACGTGGGCGCCCAGGTAGGTGTCCGTGTTCTGGCTGCGCACCGACATGAACGCCTTGCGCAGGCTCAGGCGGCCATAGGTGCGATCGAGGCGGCTGATGTCCGGGAACAAATTGTTGATGGCGCCGGAGACGATGACGGTGCCGGTCATCTTGCCGCCGCCGTCATCGGTGTCGGTCAGGCGCTCGGAGGCCAGCAGCTGGATGTCGGTGACTTCGATGGGCATGGGTTACACCGTCTTCAATCGGATGATGGGGATGTACTGCAGGGCGTCGCGCTTGCCGGTGTCGGGCGACACGCGGTGCATCACCGGCGCGCATTCCACCGGCACGTCTTCCGCGCGAAAACGCACGTTGTAGGTGCGCCCGTCCGGCATGGTCAGCGTGTAGGTGGCGCCGGCGGCGGTGGCCAGCGCGCGCAGCGCCTCGACCGTGGCGTAATCCAGCCAGGCGAAGTCCGCACCGCCCTGCAGGGTGATCGGGCGCCCCGCCTGCAGCGTGCCGGCCTGCACGATCTCCGCGCCGGTCAGCGACACCTTGGCGGTGACGCCCAGCGCCACCCACGAAAATTCGTCCGACCATTGCAGGTCGGGCGGGAGGGTGGCGGTGCCGAGTGTGATCTGGGGCATGGCTATCGGTTGCTCGTGGTGCGCGCAATGCCGATCGCGCGCACCACCTCGTTCGCGATGCGTTGCACATCGGTGGGGCTGAGTTGCGCCGGGACTGCGCCGGGCTGCTGGCTGGCGGAAACGTTGAGGTCGATGGCGATGCGGTCGGTGCCGCCACCCGGTGCTGCCGCCTTCTGCGCGGCGGCCTCCTTCTGCCACTGGTCGGTGAGCTTGGCTTGTTCATCGGCCACGGCGCGCGCGGCCTCGGCGCGCTTCTGCTTCACGGCATCCTCGGCGCGCTTCTGGTTGTCTTCCAGCGTTTGCTGCGCCTGCGCCAGCGCGCGCAACTGGCCGTCGTTGAGGTAGCCGTATTGCTCGCGCAAGGCCTCCACGCGTTGGCTCATTTCGTCGTAGGCGGCGTTTTGCTTGTTCAGCGACTCCAGCTGCTCGCTGAGTGCATCGTTCTGCCGCTGCCACTCCGCGGTGATCGCGTTGAACTTATCCAGCCACTGGCGCGTGCCGGCGAAGCGATTGGTGGCTTCGTAAGCGCGCAGCAGCGCGTCGCTCAGGCCGTTGAGGGCGATGCTGGAACGGCGGCCGGATGCCACCCATGCGTCGCCGCTGGCTTCCGCAGCGCGCGTGGCGGACCCTGCGTAACGGTCCGCGCTATCGCTGGCCTTGTCGGTGGCATCTGCCGCGGCGGTGGCGGCGGCGGCGGTGTCATGGAGGGCGTCGGCGGCAGTCGATGCGCCCTGCCCGATCTTGTCGCCGGCATCCAGGCCGGCCAGGCCAAGCTTGGCCATTTCCTCGCTCACATTGAGCGTGGCGCCCTGCACTTGCAGCGCGTTGCGCACCGCCGCCTGTTTCCAGCTCTCGGAGTTCGCCGCCGCGTCGAGCTGCGTTTTCGCATAGGCGCCGAAGGCAGCACGCACATCCTCGATCGCCGCATTGCCGCTGCGATACGCCCGCACGATCTGGTCAAACGACGTGCGCGCCGCGGCCGCCGCGGCGTCAAGGGAGCGTTTGGAGGTTATCCCCAGCTGCGCGAACGCGGCATTCAATGGGTCCAGCGCTGTCTGCAACGCACGGATGCGGTTCTGCACCGCCGCGGCGGCGCGCTCCGTGGCATCGAAGCCGACCTTGCCTTGCTGCCCGGCCACCTGCATCGCAGTGCCTAGGTCTTTCACTGACTCGATCGTGGTGGCGTTGGCCAATGCCTGGTTGAACGCCGCCTCGATCGTGCCGGCGGTGGCGGCGGCGTTCTCCGCTACCGTCTGGAAGGCTGCCACGTTCTGCCGTGCGGCATCGGTGCTGGCCAAGCCCCACTGATCCGCCGCCACGCCCAGACGTTGCAGCGCCACCTGCAGCACGGTTTCCACGACCGACGCCGAGCCGGTGGCGCCGACGTTGAACTGCGCGAAAGCGGCCGCGGACGCCGACTGGAATTTCAGCAGATCCGCACTGCTCAATTGTTCCAGCGTGCCTTGCAGGCCAGCCCGTACGGCGATGTCAGCCGCCTGCGATTGCGCGCCGACGTTTGCCAGCGCCAGGGCGATATCGCCGATGTGCGTGATCGAATCCGACTGGAACGACTGGAACAACGTTTCCACCCGGGTCTGCGCCGTGGTGGCGTCGTCGCCGATGCCTTGCAGGCTGGCCCGCACCGCTTCGGCGTCGACGCTGAGCTTGTTTTTCAGCGCCGACGCCGCCAGTTCGGCGCCCGCCTGCAGATCGTCCATGCCGGCCTTCGCAGCCTTGAGCGCTGCCAAGGTCTGATCCAGCTCACTCTGCGAAACTTCACCCAGCTGCTGCAGGCGACGTTGCTCGGATGCCTTGGCCGACAGATACGCTTGCAGGCCTTCCAGTCGCGACTGATAGCCGGCTCGCTCGGCAACGCTGAGCTTGGCGGCCTGTTGTGCCGTGAGCACCTGCGTGGCGGCGAAGCGCGCGTATTGCGCCTCGACGGCCATGTACGATTCTGCTTGCGCCCGAATCTGTGCATTGATGCGTTGCTGCGTGGCTTCGAGGTTCTTCGCCGCGGCGCTGTGCTTGCCGGCGAGTTCGCCGATGTAGTTGCCGGCCTTGACCAGCAGGTCGAAACCCACCACCGCGATGGCCACGCGCACACCGCCGGGAATCTTGCCCAACGCGCGGCCGAATGCGCCGGCCTTGGCGGCGCCCTCCGCAAGCTTCGCGCCGGCCAGGGCCAGTTCGCCGACGACGCGCGCGACCTTGAAAGTGGCGTAGACCTTGACCACGCTAGCGATGGCGCTGGCGTGCTCCACCAGGAAGCCGGTGGCGCTCTTGACCGCCTTGGCCACCGACACGATGCCATCGGAGATCGTCTGCGCGTACCGATCGAGTCGGCCATCCTTGTCCATTTGGCCGATCAGCGCGTTGAGGCTGGCCAGCTGGTCGCGGAAAAAGTCCAGCACACCCTTTTTCGCGACGCGATCCTGGAATTGCTCGACGTTGTCCTGCAGGTTGCTGAACTGCCCGCTCAGCAACTGCATCTGGTCCTTCGCGGCGCCGGCGGAATCCTTGCCCATCTGGGCGAAGAACTTGCGCATGATGTCCGTGCCGAGCTTGCCGGCCTCCGACATCTTCTGCAGCTCGGCGGTGCTCTTGCCGGTAACTTCCGCCAGCAGCTGCCACACCGGCACGCCGGCCTCGATCATCTGCTTGATGTCGTCGCCCTGCAGCCGCCCCTTGGCGAAGGCCTGGCCCATCGCCAGCGTGATGCGCTGCAGGCGTTCCGATTCGCCGCCAAGCTTCGCATTCTGGTCGACCGCGGCCTGCAGTGAGCCGTTCATCGGGTCGATGCCGAAGTTTTTCAGCTGGATGAACGACTGCATCACCTGGCCGAGGGTGAGCGGCGTGTCCTTCGCGAATTGCTTGGCCCAGGCGAAGGCCTCCGATCCCTTCGAGGCGCTGTTGTAGACGGCGGACAGCTGTTTCTCGAACTTCTGGAATTCGTCGCCGGTGCTCAGGATCGACTTGACGCCGCCGAGGATCCCGCGAGCGCTGAAAAACACCGCGATGCCGGACAACGCCGCGCGCAAGCGCCCGACCACGCCAGTGGTAGCGGTGAGCGCGGCCGAAGTGCCTTCCGCGCTGGACTTGGCTGCGGCTTTGTTGTCGTCCAGCCGCCGCCGCACTTTTTGCAGCGCGGCATCGTACTGCGCGGTTTCAGCCTTGGATTTCGCCGCCGCCTCGGCCAGCGAGGCCTGCAGCGCCGCGTCCGCGTCACGGGTGCGCTTGAGGTCGCTGACCATCGCGCGCAGGCGGTCGCTGGCGGCGGCGGTGCGGGCGGCCAGGTCACGCTGCGACGCCGCGGCGGTGCGCGTGCTGATGCCCTGGGCGTCCAGGCTGGCTTTCAGCGTGCGCAGGGTGCCGAGCTGCTTTTGCTGCTCGCCGACCAGCGCGCGCAGGCCGGCACGGGACTTGT